GGACACTTAAGTACCATTGCTACAGTAGTTAAAAGAGGGACTATAGCATTTATAGCATATAAAACGGCAGTATTTGTAATGAGTGGAGGGCTTAAAACTTTAACTATTGGTACTAAGTCTTATACTATAGCACAAAAAGCTTTGAATTTAGCTATGAAAATGAACCCTATAGGGTTGCTTGTAGCAGGATTAACTCTACTTATACCTTTATTATTTAGGGGTAATAAAGAAACAGAGGCAATGAATGTTGCTCAAAAAGAACAAGAGGCAAGAATGAAGAGGTTATCTGATATTTCAAAAACTTTTGGTCAACAACAAGTTAAGGAATTGTCAACTGCTAAAGGATTATTTGATGCTATAAAAAATGAGAATCTAACACGAAAAGAAAGGGGTAAATTAATAGATGAAGTAAATAACAAATACGGCACAACACTACAAAACCTTAAAGATGAAAAGAAATTTGCAGTTGAATTGTCAAACGCTTATCAATTAGTAGTAGGTTCTATTAAACAGAAAATACTAGCAGAACAGGCATCAGAAAAACTAAATTTATTTATACAAGATGAAATCACGTTAGAAAAAGAATTGCAAGAAACTTTAGGTAACTCGGCTGATATCAATACTAACTTAAAAATGCTAGAAGAACAGCTTAAAGTTGAAATGCAAAAGGTAAATGAAGAGCGTAGTAAAGCAGTAGGTTTTATAGATGAAAGTACGTCAGCAGGGAAAAAAGAGGCAGCAGAAAAATTAAAACAATCAAGTCTGTATCAGCATTTCAATAATAAAATTAAAGATACTAATGCTTTGTATAATACTTATAATGACGCACTAACTTTGTCAAGGGGTAATCAAAAGAAATCAAATAGTGAAATGAAGACTGCATCAGATAACTTAGATGATATCTTGGGTACTACAGGAGGTTTGGTTGATGTAAATGATGATTTGAGTGGTGGAATATCTACGGCTGCTACAGCATTTCAAGGACTACAAAAAGCAGTTAGTGATGCAGAGAAAATTATACACGATTTGCTTATAACAGAGTCAAAAGGTGGGGACGTAACTGATGATATGGTAGCAGCAAAATTAACATTAACAACAGCACAAGCAACCTTAACTAAACATACAAATGATTATAATGCAGCAGTTGGTGGAAGTGTTGATGGATTAAAAAAAGAGTTGGACGCTTTAGATGAAGTAATAGATAAGAATACTAAAATGAAGGGTATTTTTGAGCAAATAGATGGAGGTCAAGATGAAGTTTCAAAAGCAAACAAAAATATATTAAAGGCTGAAATGGATGGGTTAGTAGCTAAAGGAATGGCAGGTGAAGAGTTGACAAGTGATGAGTTAGATAGGATTGGTGAAATACAAATGAAAATAGATGACCTAGATAATCAGGCTAAAACAAGTACGTGGGCTGATTCATTATTTGGTGAAGGTACGTCAGCTAAAATGAAGAACGTAATGGCAGTTATGGGTGCTGCAATGGGTGTTATGGATATGATGGATAAACAGGCACAAATAGAATTTGACAATTCAATGTTGCGTAGCGAAACTGAACGTGAAACAGCACTATCAGATATGGAGACGTCAGCAGAATTTGAAGCAATGACTGAAGAGCAAAAAGCAGACGCTCTAAAGGATATAAATGAAGACTATGATGCTAGTCAGTTAGAGTTAAAGAGAGTAGAGTTTGAACGCTCTAAAAAATTCCAAAAGAAACAAGCTATTATGGCAGGAGCAATGGCATTAATGAGAATAGCAGCCGATGTACCTAAAGGTGATTTTGGAATTACTACAGGAATATTAATGGCAGCACAACTTGCTATGACAGGTATGCAGGTTGCAGCTATAGATTCACAAGAGTTTGGGGGTAGGCTTGGAGGTTTGATAGCAGAAGGGGGTAAACCGATACCAAAAGGTCATATAGCAAAGAAGTTTGCAAAGGGTGGAATGGTAGTTGGTAAATCTCACGAGCAAGGTGGAGAAAAATTTGCAGTAGGTGGTCGTGTAATGGAATTAGAGGGGGGTGAGGCAGTAATAAATAAACGCTCAACGTCTATGTTCAAATCTCAACTATCATCTATGAATGCAGCAGGTGGTGGAACAAAATTTGCTAATGGTGGAATGGTAATGCAGAACCAAATACGTAAAGACGCTCAATTACAAAACTCATTATCAGGACGTGATATTGCTAATTTAGGAATGTTAATCAATTCGCAACAAGTAAGAGTTACTGAGACTCAAATAACACAAACACAAAGGAATGTGAAAACAGCCGAAAGTAGAGTAAGCTTTTAAAATATGAATATGTTTAATAATTTTTTCGTAAAAAACGATATACAAAAGGAGCGTATGGCAATATGCAATAAGTGTGAACACAAAACAGATAGGTGGTTAGTTATATTTAAAGAAGACTCTTGCGGCTTATGTAAATGCTCAATACCCAAAAAAACTAAATTAAAATCAGCAAAATGTCCGATACAGAAATGGAAGACGTAGCTAGGAGTATAAAAGCTACAGAACAAAATGAAATACTTAGGGTTTTCTTAAGTAATGCAGATTATTTTTCTGCTAACAATAAACACCATACAAAATATATATCTAAATTATTTCGTTATTTCAATAAATATTTCGTAATGTTACAAAAATTTGAAAAGGAAGACGAAAATTGTGAAGAGTGTGTTAATACAATTATAAAATTTTGGAGTACAATCTTATTTGATATATGGCAAAAAGAAATAGTATAACGGCTGTTCAAGATTTTTGCTCTATTTTATCTGAGCAGATAGTATTAAGATATGGCTCTTATCCTACCATAAAAGACCTCGTATATCATCTTAGTGAAAAAGGAATAATACGACCAATAGTAATAAGAAATTATTTAATAGTAGATTCTTTTTATAAACAGCTAAAAATTAATGAAGGGCATATTACTCATACAGTTATGGATATGAGTATTGAGTATGATTTGAGTGAGCGACAAATTCAGACTATAATATATGAGTATCAAAAGAAGTTCCAACCAAAAAATAATTTATTTCGTTAAAACTGCGTAACAAAAACAAAAAGTATTTCTATTTTTGTAAAAAATAATAATATGAGTAAGGAAATTTTTATATATGATATGATAGGCTCAATGGGGGTAACCTCAATGTCTGTCATAGAACAATTAAAAGAAGGTGAAGACGTTAACGTAAGAATCAACTCAGTTGGTGGGGACGTATTTGAAGGAATAGCAATTTATAACGCACTTAAAAAACATACAGGAAAAGTAAATGTTTCAATAGAGGGTATAGCAGCGTCAATGGCTTCAGTTATTATGTTAGCAGGAGACAATATAGATGCTAGTGAGAACTCGTTGATTATGATACACAATCCTAGCGTTGGAATACAGGGTGAGTCTAAAGACTTGACAAGTAAAGCTGAATTGTTAGACAAGATTAAAGAGCAAATGTTAGCAGTATATGCTGAAAAAACAGGTAAGGAAACATCTGATATTTCGGTTATGATGGATAAAGAAACTTGGCTAACAGCAAGTGAAGCTTCAGAAATGGGGTTGGTAGATAATGTAACTGACGCTATAAAAGTAGCAGCACATTTTGACTTAACAGAATATCAAACGCCTGAGTGGGTAACGGCATCTTATAATAAAAAAAACGTAAATGATAAAACTATGGAAAAACTAAAAGAATTGTTAGCTGAACTTAAAAATTCAATATCTATCTTTAAAGAAGTACAGCCAAAGAGTGTAACTATTTCAGATGATGATTCAATAAAGAATCAAATAGTTACTTTCGCTGAAAAATTAAACGAGCAAGAAGTAGAGAATACTTCTATGGTTAATGAAGTTACGGAACTTAAGGGTTTATTAGCTACGTATGAAGAAACAATATCAGCACGTGAAGAAAAAGTAACTGAGTTAGAGAGTGAAATTTCTAAGGCAAACGCAACACCAACTACAGACGAAGTAGCACCAATTTCTGACCCTGTAATAGAAGAAAGTTCAGTAGATAAAACAGGATTTGATAGTGCAGCAGATATGTTCAAAACTGATACAGCTTTTCAATTCAAAAAATAAATAAATTAATAAATAAATAAAAAAAGAAAATGGCAAATTTAATTACAACGTCTCTTTCGTACACTAAAGAAGACGCACAAAAGTATTTCTTACAACCTTTGTTCGTAGGTAACAAAGCAATGGACTACTTTGAGGTTATGACGGGAGTGAAATCCAATCAGAAACTAGACAAATTTAGTAAGTTAGAAAAAATCACTTTAGCAGAGGCTTCAGGTTTTGCAGGTGTAGCAGGTACATCTAACAATTACAATCAAAGAACTATATCTGTAGCACGTATGGAGGCAGAAGTAGAACAAGCAGGAGGTACTTTTTTCAATACGATTAAAGGTGAAATGTTAAGAGCAGGACTTAATAAAGATGATATTTCAGGAACGGTTTTACAACAAATCGTAGCAGATATATTTATGAGAGGAGTGCAAAGAGATTTAGAACGTCAAATCTGGTTTGGAGATGATTCAAATGCAGCATCTACTTATGTAGATTACAATGCGTATGATGGTATTTTCGTAGCATTAGCAGCACTTCCTACAGCGCAAAAATTACAAATTACTTCAGGAGCAATGGCTGCAAACTTATCACAAGCTACATTTGATGCTATGTTAGGAGCAATGCCAAATGAAGGGTTAGAAAACAGAGCAGACCTTGTATTTATGGTTACTCGTTCAGTAGCAGATAATTACAGAGCAACATTAACAGCAACAGGAACTGATTCTAGTTACGCTGCTTTAGTTAATGGAGTAACGAAATTAGCTTATCAAGGAATAGAAATAGTAGAAATGGGATTGTGGGATACGGTTATTACAGCAGATTCAAATGTAGCTACACCTTTAACTGCTCCATCTTTACATAATAATACTAAGAAATTTGATGGACATATTGCTGTGTTAACTGTTAAAAACAATATAGTAGTTGCAACAGATTATGACTCAGTAAGTGGAGCTGATATGTGGTATGATAAAAAAGACAAATTTAACAGATTCAGATTAGAGTATGTAGTTGGTGTTAATTTCAAGAATACTGAATTGACTGTAACTGCTGATAGTAGAGTTTAATCTAATAATCAATTAAAAAATAAAATAAAATGGGAGTATTAACAGCAGGACATATTATCTTATGCGAGGACAGAAATCGTAGAGGAGGTATTAAAAATATTTGGCTAGGTGAGGTAGCAAATGTAATTGCAACAACAACAGCAACGCCTCATAACTATGCAACAATGGATGGTTTTGCAGGTACAACAGGAACAGCACCCGACAATAAGAATGTTTGGAAAATGGAGTTTGATAGAGAAACAGCTTATTTTGCAGCAAACGCATCTCGTGAAAATGGCTCAACTATTGTAGAAACAGAAGTAGGTTTTTCAATTCCTAAAGTAACACCTGCTGTTCAGGCAAGGTTAGAGGAGTTAAAAGAAACTTGTGGACTTTTTGCAATCGTAGAAACTTTTGCAGATAACGGAGCAGCAACTCCTGTAACTTATAAATTTGTAATCGGATATGATGAAGTATTTTCACCTGACGCTTTTCTTGAATTTTCAAGTGCAGAGCAAAACTCAGGAACTTCATTACAAGACCCAAATGAAACAGTAGTTAAGTTGAAAGGTTTTATGGCTGAATACCCAAGAGCATATAACGGGACTATTGCTGTTGAGACTGCTTCAATAAACTCTTACACTCTTACATAGGAATAGTTTTAAGTTTATAAATAAATTAAGGAGGTGTAGGTACAAGCCTTGCCTCCTTTTTTTTTAATTAAAAAACTAAATTAATGGGCTGTAATTGTCAAGATGACACAAAAATTAATAACTTAGCACAAAAAATTAGACAAATGAAAAATAATTTAAAATATAAATTAGCAAGTAAAGTGGGTTCTACTGCTGTTTTGAGATTACGTGGTGAAAAAGTAGTAGCAGGAACTATGTCGCAACAAGTAATGAAGGCATATTATGATGCAGGTCATTCTAGTATTGTCGTTGACACTATAAGTCCTCCTAAAAAGGATAAATAAAAATGTGGACTACCTGCATAACTTATAATATAAAGTTTACTTACATTACAGGATAAAATGGCAAAGAAAAAAAAATTAAGTAGACCAAAAGGGGTGGTGGCATTTGATGTTCTCAATTTAGTCACACAAAGAGACTACTTAGAGGAAAAAAACTTAGATGTATTATCGTATGATTTTATACCATTTGGTGATAAGGCTAAAAATGATTTTCCTCAACACTTAGCCGACCTTAAAAGGAAGTCCTCTACGCATAGGGCTATATTAGCACAAAAGACTATATTTACTACAGGAGCAGGGTTTCTAACTGAAAGTGAAAAAACATTAGAATATTTAAAATCGGTAAATGCAAATGACCAAAGTTTTTTAGATGTTTGGAAAAATTTAGTTGATGATTATTATTCGTTTGGTAATTCTTATTTAGAGATAGTACACTATAAAGGTGGAGTTTCTTTTTATCATATTGACTCAACAAAAGTACGTATATCTAAAGACCAAGAAAATGTTATAATACATAATCAATGGGACAGGTATATGCAGACTAAAGATGAAGCAAGAGTAATTCCGTTTTATCCTAATTTCGTAAATTCAAAAGGAGGTAAAAGGAGTGTAATACATATTAAGGATTATGAGCCTGAGTTTAATTTCTATGGATTGCCTGATTATGTAGCAGCCTTAGAATCTATTTCAGTTGATTATGAAATAGGTAGGTGGAATAATACCAAATTTAAGAATCATTTTCAACCTTCAAGTATAGTTGAAATTAATGGTGATATGTCTGATGAAGACGCAGAAAACTTAGTAGAAGAGGCTAGAACCAAATTTACAGGGGAAGGCAATAATGGTAAAATACTGTTCCTAGTTAAAAATGGTGATAGTTCTCCTGCTACAGTTACAAATATAGATGATAGAAGTGATGGTAATTTTATGGAATTACAAAATGTCACGAACCAAAACATAATTACTGCTCATAGGTGGCAACCATCTTTAAGTGGAATAGTAAGTGCAGGTAAAATGAGTAATACAGGAAGTGAGATAAGAATTGCTTATGAAATGGTAATGAGTACAGTAGTAAAGGGAGTAGCAGAGACTTTGTTGAATCCTGTAAGAAAAATTCTTATAGATAATGGGTTTGATTGTGATGACTTAAAAGTAAAATACGAGCCACCAATTTCGTTTATGTCTGATATTAAAATTGACACAATACTTGAAATTAATGAGTTAAGAGAAATTTTAGGTTATGAGCCAAAGGATACTTACGATAAACTAAGTAACCAAAAAGAAGTAGAGGATACAGAATTAGTAGATGACGAAAAAGTGGTTGAAGAGGAAGTGGAAAAAGTAGAAAAAAATAACAAATAAAAAACAAATAAAATGGCAAGTACAATAACACCAACAAAACTAACGTCTACTTTAACAGAAAGTATTTCGTTAAATGGTCATACTTACGGCAATACTATATCACATACTATTGACACGCAAGGTGAGGTCGTTCAAAGAGTAATGAATGTAGGCACATCGGAAACAACTATTTTTAGTTTAAGTACAGCAGATGGGCTAGGTGCAGTAGTAGGTGATGCATTAGCTTATTTTAGAGTTACGAATTTAGATGATACGAATAGTGTTTGGATAAATTTAGGTATTGACCAATCAGGTGAAACCGATGGTCAGGTAACAATTCTTTTAGATAAAAAAGAGTCTTTTATATTAATGAATAATCAAATAGCTATTGAGGCTGATAATTCAGGAGGTTACGCATTAGAAGATATTTTCTTAATAAAAGCAAAAGCTACTGTAGCAGTTGATATTGAATTTTTAGCAGTTACAGCTTAAAATGCCGATTATTAATATAAATAATTTAGCACGATTAGTTACTGCCAATGAGGTTAGAGGTAACGCTTTTAGTCAAGGTCAATTTGACCAACAGCTAATTACATCGTCTTTGGTTAAAATAGCTGAAATTAGTCATTTGGAAAAGGCTATCAGTAGGGAGTTTTATGAAGAGTTAGTAACACAGCACGATACTTCAGGAACATTAAGTGCAAATAATCAAGACTTAATGGACGATTATTTAGTTCTTTGTTTATCTTGGTTCGTTAAATTTGAAGTTTTAAATGAATCAATGTATAAAATAACAAGTAGTGGTGTTGTTATGAATATAGATGATTTTAGCACAGCAGTCAGTCCTAGACAATTTGACTTAATGAAACAAGACGTATTAAGAAAAGCAAATTTATTTTTGCAAGATATGTTGGATTTTATGAATGATAATCTATCTTTGTTCCCAACGTACAAAAAATACGCAGGTAATTCGTCCACACATAATGACGGTACTACAAATAAAAATAGTGGTATAATCTTTTATTAATACTTATGAGCAATCTACATAGTAAACAAACAGGAAGTCAAGTACACAAGCCAAGAAAATTAAGCGATGCAGAGGCTCAGTCTTTAATGATAGTAGAATCTAGTATACACGAAACAGATGGACTAGATGTGGGGTATATTTATAGAGGAGTTAGTCATAGTACAGAAATAACTACTGAAGCTGATGTATCAGGTAGTTTACATAATTCTTATTTCATTTGTTATGGTAAAAATAATAAAGATGCAATAGCTTTTTACCTTAGTGTAATAGGGCAAACAGCAGCATTTATAAAGCCTGATAATTGTGCAGGTGTTTATAACATGAGTATTGCAAATAATGCTTCAACAACTGAATGTGCTGCTAGAATAAAAGCTTCAATAGATGAGTATTTTTCTAACGACTATATTTCTTCTATTGCTAGTAATGTAGTTACGTTTGTGTATACGGCTAGGAAAAAAATAGATTCAAGTAATATTGTTTGGTCTAGCGTAATAACCACAAGTACCGAGCCAAGTGTTGACCAAATAATGATATCAGACCAAAGTGATTCAGGTAATTTAAAATTTATTGACCTTAATGAAGCAGTAGCAGATGTAGTGGGAGCAATGGTATCAGGTAATACCGAGACAAATATTACAGTTACTTATGATGATGCAGATAATACATTAGACTTTGTAGCGACAGGTGGAAGTGGAACGCCAGAAGGAACGGCAGTAGTTTCAACAGGGGAGTTAGTGACTAAATTTCTTAGAGCAGATGGAGACGGAACTTGTAGTTGGCAAGTACCTACAGTAGACTTAGGGGATAGGGTAGAATCAGTTAGATTGGCAAATGGAAGTGCAGCAGGAACTGTCGCAAATGGAGATGTGACTTTAGAGTTTCTAGGAGGGACAGGAATAACGACTTCTGTTAGTGGAACTAGAATTACAATATCAGAAAGTTTAGAAAAGAAAAGCAAATCAGATATTGATTCACTAACAGGGGTTGCAGGTAATGATTTAGGAACTTTTACAGGAGGTACTATCGGAGATGGATTGAGTATTAAAGATATATTTCAGGCAATAGAAACTAGAATAGAATCTATTGTTGGAGCAGCAACTGCAAATTTAGGAGTTTTTTCAGGAGGTACTATTAATGATAGTAGTGATATTAAACAAGCATTACAAGAGTTAGAAACAAAAGGAGAATTATTAGCAACAGATAGTGTAAAAGGAATAGCAACTTTTGATGAAAATGACTTTACTGTTACAAGTGGAGACGTTAAATTAGCAAAGTCTTATCATACGAACTCATTAAGATATTCGGCAAACAATTTAGTCGGAACAAATAACACATCAGGTACTAATCCTGCTTGGATTTTTACAGAGGAAAATAATAACAAATCAAATCTATTTTATACAGCTTGTGATACTTCTGCTATGAATCATCAGATAGCAGGTAAGGGTTGTATTGAAGTTGCAGTAAATGGTGTTACTACCAAATTAGTTGGAGGAAGTCTTATAGGAAGTGGAGAAAATTCATCTACTTATAAAATCACACTTTGGAAGGCTGATTTAGATAGTGCAACTGGAAATGTTCCAATGACTTTAATGGGCACATTTGCAATAACAGGAAGTCAAAATACAGACACAAATCCCTTCAATGTATCATTAGGTTCAGTAGATGATTGCACATTAGCAGATGGAGACGGTGTAGTTATACTGATGGAGGATGTAGAAGAAATGGGAGATGTAGATGTAAGGGGTACAGTAACCTTAAGGTTTGAAGACACTTTTTAAAATGCAAAATAAAATGATAGAAATAACAGAAAGAATATGCTTACCAACAATTTTATTGAATATTGGAGCAGTCGGAATAGGAATGAGTGAAGTAGAGCAAGGATTAAAAATAGTCAGTTATGCAGTAGCAATAGTTTGGACAATTTTAAAAATTAGAGCAGAGATTAAGTTGTATAATGAGAAACATAATAAGTAAAATAATAAATTTTTTACTTGCTAAACTACAAGGTAAAATGATACTTAGTGCAGACCTATTATTGGTGCGAAAATTATTTACGAATAAAAGTACGATGGGTGAATTGTTTTTAAATAATAAATTTCATTCGTACACGTTAGAATTGCCTGACTTAAATAATAAAAGAAGTATTAGTTGTATACCTGAAGGGACGTATAACTGTAGGTTGAGATTGCCAAGAGAATCAGCAACAAGAGATTATATGCATTTGCTCGTAAAAGACGTTCCTGATAGAGATTATATTCTTATGCATATAGGAAATAGTCCTAAAGATACTCGTGGGTGTATATTGACAGGAAAAACAGTTAAGAAAAATTGGTTAGGACAATCATCTATTGCTCACGCTGAGTTAATGGATTCTATAATAGAGAACAATTTGTCGGAAAACATAAGTTTAACAATTAAAAATAAATAAGTTATGAAAAAATGGTTATTAATGACGATGTTAAAGTCAAAAAAAGTATGGTATACTATAGCAGCTATAGTAATTCCTATGGTAGCAAGTTCACTTGGAGTAGATGAACAAAGTGTTTCAAATATATTTTGGGCATTAGTATCCTTAACAGGAGCGCAAGGTATAGCTGATATCAATACAAAATAATGACAAATTACTCGTTTCGTCCTAGATGGAACGAAAAAGTAATTAAGTACATTACTAGACTAAAGGCACTTCCTGTAGAGGCTCAAATTGAATACCTTAATCCATTAGCAAAAGGCGATAAGCGAGAAATAACATTTGATAATAAAGGTGATACTGCAACACTTGGGGTTGCCAAGTCGTTGAGAATAAAAACTTTAGAAGACTTAATTATCGTTAGTGAAATTGACTTGGAGCAATGGGACATAGAGCGTTACAATGTAAATAAGTGGGAAGTAGGAAGTGCCGTAGATGGTGAAATAATTGTAGAGCCTCTATTTCAGGTTAAGGTTTGGTTAAGAAAAAACAAATCTACAACAAGGAGTAAGATGGTTAAAAAGGAGATTATGCGAGAGTTAAAAGCGTATGCTCCTTCTTATGCGTTTGGTAAACCTCTAGCTTTAGGGTCAGAAAATTTACTAGAAGTAAATATATTTGATTTGCATTTTGGAAAACTTTGTTGGAGTGAAGAAACAGGAGACAATTATGATACAAAAATTGCTTATAAAAGATTCATTGCTGCAATTAACGAAATAATACAAAAGGTAGAGACGTATAAAATAGAGCGAGTAGTTTTCCCTGTTGGTAATGATTTCTATAATACAGACACGTTAAATAATACCACTACGGCAGGTACGTTTCAAGATGAAGACGTACGTTGGCAAAAGACGTTCCGTGCAGGACGTAAAATGTTAATTGAGGGCATAGACTTATTATCCAAAATAGCACCCGTAGATGTCGTTATAGTGCAGGGAAACCACGATTGGCAAAGGAGTTTTTATGTAGGTGATGCTTTAGAGTGTTGGTATAATAATAATAAATTTGTTACTGTCAATAATAACGCTAGTGCTAGAAAATATTATCAGTACGGAAAATGTTTAATTGGGTATACGCACGGGCATAATGAAAAAGCAGCAGACCTGCCTCTTATTATGGCAAGTGAGCAAAAAGAAAAATGGAATGACACTTTTTATCGTGAGTGGCATTTAGGTCATTTACATCATAAAAGAGAAATAAAATATACATCTACACAGGAGTATAAAGGAGCAACTATTCGTTATATGAGAAGTTTATCAGGTTCAGATGCTTGGCATTTTCAGAAGGGTTATATATCTTTACAGGGTTGTGAATGCTTCATTTGGAATAAAAATGAGGGTCTTTACGCACAATTTTTCATAAATATCAGATAAATCTTACTGCCTAACTTATTGAAACTCAAAGTTTAATAAGAAAAAGGCAAAATAATTTCACATTTCTTCAATTAAATTGTAATTGATAAGATATTTTTGTTATCTTTATGGTATCAATAATGATAAAAACAACTAAAAGTAATAAAATGAAAAATTCAGAATTAGAAAACATCTTAACAAATGCACTAAATAAATTAGCAGCACAAGATGAAAAAACGCACCAACAATCAGAACCAAAAAAGGCACAACAATTAGATATGCTACACTTAATGTCAATATATGAATTGAACGACTTGGTGAGACAATGTAAGCAAATGATAGACCTTAAAGGAGGTCTAGCTAAAACCTTTAAAATAGGAGACCAAGTAACTTGTGGACACCCAAAAGTTAGTGGAATTGTCGGGACAATAGAAAAGGTAAATACTAAAAAATGTAAAATAGATTTTAATGGAGAAATTTACAATGTACCAATGTCTATGATAGAAAAAATATAAAAAAATTAATAAAAAAAAACAACTAGAAATTATGGCACAAAAAATTAACATCTCAAAATACAGAAATAACTCGCATTATAGTGTATCTGTAACTGACAAATTCGGAACTGAACACCACTTAGGGTATTACAGCGACTATTCCAAAATGCACGATATTGAAGACGCTGCAAAGTTTATTTGGGAAAACGCAGTAGAGCCAAAAGAAGACCTGATGGGAAAGGCAATAGCCGAGTGCATTAAAATTGATGAAGCTAGGGGTAGGACTCCAAATTTAGACTAAAAAATATAGTATTATTTAAAATAATTTTACTATCTTTGTAAACTATTTATAAACTTAAACTTAAAAAAAATGATTAAAGCGACAAGTGGTGGTATTGCACAAAAAAACATAATACCTGCAGGAACTCATCTTGCACGATGTTACTCAATGGTTCACGTTGGAACGGTTGAATGGACTTATCAGGGTGAAATTAAAAATACAGATAAGGTTCGTTTAACTTTTGAACTTCCTGATGAATTGAGAATATTTAATGCAGATAACGGTGAACAGCCGATGGTTATTTCAAAAGAATATACATTGTCTTTGCACGAAAAATCAAATCTACGTAAAGAATTAGAAACGTGGAGGGGTAAGAAGTTTGATGATTCTGAGACAGAAAATTTTGATGTATCTAAACTTATTGGTCAACCCTGCTACCTATCAATAATACATTCTACAGCTAAGAATAACAATACGTATGCTAATATTGGAGGTATATCAAAACTACCAAAAGGCATTACTGCACCACCACAAATTAATCCATCGTTTGAGTTTAATTTTGATGATTGTTTTGATACTGAATGGTTAAAATCTGCTCCTGTATTCTTGCAGGATATGATAAGACAAACACCTGAATATTTAGGACGTATAAATTCGTTAAACGAACAAAATGACAGGATAATAATAGAAGAGGGGTTAGACCATAAAGGTAATGACCTTCCATTTTAAATAAAAAATATGATACTAGAAAGATTGTTAAAAGTTAATGGACTCAATAAGGGTCAAATTAGCAAATTATTAAACACGTCTCAGCCGACTACTTTATTGTTATTAAAACAGCCTGAGCGATTAAGAATAAGCCAAGTAGTGAGTATAGCTGAAGCCTGTAAGGAAGACCCTCGTAATGTTATTGATTTAATTTTGGGTGAAAAAAAACTTATTGTAGATAAGGCTGATGGAATTGTTATTGCAAATTAAAGACAAACACCAAAAAGTACGTGTATTATCAGTATGCAATGGAGTAGTTGGAGACTTTAAAGATAAGGGGTATGTGAAAATTAAATTGCCTACTTATGTTGTTGATATGATAATTAATAAACAGATAACTTTTGCACAATGGCTAAGTCAAGTAATTTAGATTCATATTTTTTTCATATATTACAGCTATGAATCAAAAAGAAAAACCCAACTATTACGCAATCATACCTGCCAATATTCGTTATGATATCAATATAACTGCTAATGCTAAATTGTTATATGGTGAAATCACCTGTCTATCAAATAAGTTAGGATATTGCTTTGCTACTAACAGATACTTCGCTGAGTTATATAATGTTAGCAAAATTACAATCTCTAAATGGATAAGTCAACTTGTAAAAAATAAACACGTAACCATACAATTAGAATATGAGCAAAACAGCAAACAGATTAAACGTAGAAAAATTATGATAATACCTATAGCCGATAATGTTAACACCCCTATTAGCAATATTGTTAATACTCCTATAAAGAAAAAGGCTAAGGATAATACTACTAGCATTAATACTATAAATAATAATATATATGCAGATTTTGTTATTTGTACTGAACAATTTATTGAATTGTGGGAATCAGAATACATACCATTAAAAAAACGAAAAAGGGCATCTTTAACAGAACGTGCAATTCGTGGTAATTTAAAGACTATTGAGAAACTTAGTAATAATGATGTAGAAACAGGATACGCTATTTTAGAGCAAACGCTAGACAATGGTTGGACTTCTTTTTATGCATTAAAAAATAATGACAATAAGGGCAGGTACATAAAAAATAATATTAATGATTTTAATTTTTAAAAAATGAAAGTAGATTTTAAAAAACATCTTGACGAGCATATATTTGTGAGAAAAAATAAAAGTTATTCTTTTGGCTCAATAGATATACTGAGACCTAAATTTGAAGAAGTATTTTGCCTTGTAGATGAAACTGTTAACGAAATTAATGAATACCAACACCTGCCTGAATATGATGAAGTAATAAAATGGATGTCAAATACGCAAGGAAAAGGGTTGCTTTTAGCAGGGAGTAATGGACGTGGCAAATCCGTTATAATAAATTCACTACTTCCTTTGTTCTTTAAAGCTATGTATGGAAAAAGATTAACACCAATACCTGCACGTGAATTATCTAAAATTGAGAATTTACCGTTCTTCATTGTAATTGATGAAATCGGTCAAGAAGAAATACAGAACAAATACGGCACGAAAATTGACCACGTTGAATTAGCAATATCTAAGGCTGAAGACCAAAATAGGCTATTAATATTGTCCACAAACTTAAACTCTAAACAACTGCTAGAGCGTTACGGCACAAGGATACTAGACAGGATATATAGGTTGTGCAATATAATTCCGTTCAAAGGAAAGTCTTTAAGAAAATGAAGTTCATAATTAAAACAGATGATGATAAATTAAGGTTGTATAATTATTTAAAACAACTTCAGGATAAGGATTATGTAGTTGAAATTAAGGAGCAAAAAAACAATCGTAGTTTGAATCAAAATGCTTATTATTGGAGATGTATTGTTCAGGTTATGGCTGATGATTTGGGCTATTTTTCAGATGAAATGCACGAAATTTTAAAGGCTAAATTTTTAAGTGAATACCAAATTTTAGAACACCAAGATAAAAAAGCAGGAGTATTGTATGTTCAGTCTACTAGCAGACTCAATACAAAAGAGTTTGAAATGTATGTAGAAAAAGTAAGGATATGGGCAAGTACCGAATTGAATATAAACTTAATGTTACCAAATGAGTATTAAAAGAATACGCAGGAGTCAACCTGAATACGAATTACAAAGAGCGATAGTATCTTATATACAGATAAAATATCCAAATGTATTGTTTAATGGTTCGGCAGGTGGAGTCAGAACATCTATGAGTCAGGCAATGAAAATGAAGGCAACAGGTAGCAGTAAGGGTTTTCCTGATTTATTTATTTATGCACCTAGAAGAGTAGATGAAATCCCATATTGTGGTTGTGCTTTAGAGCTGAAGGTGAAGGGTAATTATCCTAGTCCCGAGCAAAAGGAATGGATACTGAAATTACAAAAAAATGGCTACTATGCAGAGGTAGTTACTGATTATGAGATGGTAATAAACAGGATTAATTGGTATCTTGGGTCAGAGAAAAAGTCTATTAAAAGCAAAAAGACTACTAAAATACTAAAAAAAAATAGTATAAAAAAGTAATAATTAAGTTTATTTACACTTTTTTTTAACTTTTTTTAACTGCTTAACTTACTACAAACCAAAGTATTACAGATAATATGTTAAAAAATATCAAATTTCTTCACCTTATTTGTCGGTGAGGTATCATTATGCCTTATATTTACATTAATAATAAACAACTAAACAACAAGAAAAGATGCTAATTTACAAAGACAAATTCGGAACTAAAACCTCAACAGAGATAGAGGCAATAATCACAGAAGTAAACGACTACTTAAACAATGGCTCAAAAACTCCATATCTTAAAAAATGTGAAAGTAAGAGAATGTATAATTTAAGAGCAAGATTTGAAAATCTTTTTACTGAGAAATGTGAAGATGGTTTTAGAATACAGAGTCAAGATGTGGTAGGATATTACTTTGGAGATATATTAGCATAATTATTAATTTTTAAAACAACTAAAAAAAATGGCAACAACATCAGCAAATTGCTCAAAGGCAATTAAAAACGAATTGAAAGCAAAGTATCCTGAGACTAAATTCTCAGTAACGTCAGAAAACTTTGCAGGTGGAAACTCAGTAAATGTAGAGTGGATTGAAGGTCCATCTACAGATGATATTTCTGAAATAACAGGCAAGTATAAATATGGTAACTTTAATGGTATGATTGATATGTACGAAATGAGTAATTGTAATGATGATTTGCCACAAGTTAAATACATATCCTTGACTAGAGACTTAACAGCACAAACACAAGCTAAGGCAGTTGATGAAATTAATCAGAAATTTGGCTTAAATATAAAATATGAAATAAGTGCGAGTTCGTGGAGAAAAGGTTGGGACAACTTTAATATAACAAATGATGAGTTTTTGCCAAATATGAACACCTACACTACGCAATTCGTTTGGAGACAAATTCAAGAAATGGGCTTATGAAAAAGTATAAACAAAACCTAGAAGTAATTGAATCTAAAGAGTCAAAAAGAAAAGGGCTACAAGAAAATTACAAAGTTTATTCTTACGGCACATTAGTAGCAAGAATATCAGGAGACATAATTATAAAGGTAGAGTGGGAGGTAGATGGTAAAACGTCTTCGCCAACCACAACTAAACATATAAACTATGTAGCCAAAGAGTTAGACTTAATAAAAGATTGGGAAATATAAAACAAAAAAAACTGCATTTATATTAAATAATTTTACTATATTTACAGTATTAAACAACTAAAAAACAACTAAAGCTATGGAAAAATTTGTAACAAGGGACAACGATGGAATTGATATTGATGTATTAAATCTAAAAGAGTATTTGCTAAAAAAAGAAGTAGCAAAGAAAATATATGACTTAGATATTGAGGACGAAAATATCGTAGTAGATTGGAGTTTTGATATTGAAATGAGAGAGTGGGGTGTAAAAGGAATATGCTATTACACAACTAGAATAGTTTACTCGTTGACTGTAACTATTTATACTGATGAAATTAATGATGATGCTACAGAGCATACAATAGAAATTGACACAGATAAAGATGAATCGTGGTCAATAGAAGAGGGTGAAAAAGAACTTACTACGGATTGTATTCAGCCGACAAATGTAGAGATAAATTTTGAAGAAAAAACAATGTATATAAATTATAATTAATATGGATAAGAATACAGAAAAACTTTTAAGGTCTTTAGCTATTAAAGAAAGAGTAGCAAAAGAAATCGGTGAAATGAGAGATTGGTCACCTAAATCACAAGCACAAACTTTAGGTATGCTGATACACGAGTTGCAAAGAGAACATCTCATAGAGTTAACGCTAGATTTGTATGAAACCATACAGGTGGTACACGCACAAAAAATAGATGCAATATGTAAAATGGTAGCACAAAAAGGAATAATTAACTATAATAAAACATTATAAAAATGAATAGTCAACAGATAGCAAACAGGGTAGCAAAAATTTGGGCTTATACCAAAAGCAAAGAAGAAATACAAAGCGAATTGTATCAGTTATTAATCTTATTACCTAAAGGAACTTTAAAGGAAATAAACAACGAAACTAAATAAAATGGCAAAAAACGAATGTGGTAAAACTAGACCAATAGATAATCCTTATGAGATATGGGTATCAGGTGATTGGCAATGGAGGGTATTAAAAAAATACCAAAGTCCTGAAAATGAAAAAAAGAATCAATATGCAAGATGGCTATGTGCAGTAAAAAGCCCTTATACTTATGGTATTTTTGAGACAGGAGACACTTACATAAAAGATGTAGTAAATAATGCAACACTTATGCAGGTAGAATCAATAAATATAAAATGATATTTTGGCTAATTTTAATATTAATGATAGGCATTAGTATCGGATTGTATGTAGGCAGTAATCTTGACTACATATATAAAAGAGTCAGCAAAAATTCTAAAACAATAGACGTGGGAGTATATTATTATTTTGATAATGGCTATGTGGTAGATACTGATGAAATGTATAGAGAGTTTGAAACAAAAATGGAAAAATTATATATAAATAAAATAAATGAAAATAGAAAAGCCCTTAATTAGTCAGTCTTTAATAAAAGACTATCTAAACGAATGGAATTGTAAGCTGAGAATGTATAAGGAATTTTGGCTAAAAGAACCAACCCGTAGTTCCTTATCTATGCAGTTAGGATTGTTATTTGAAACCTTATTAATCGGTGAAAGTCGTGGAGGTTCTTTTAATGGAGACCTTATACCTAAACTGAAAAGTGGAGCAATGGGTAAACCCGAACAGGACGTAAGGAATCTAGCAGAGTCGTCAAAAATAACTATGCACAATATGGGTATAAAGTTAGTAGATGTGCAGCCTGAATGGAAAACAGATTCTTGTATCGGACACCCCGACTTAGTAGCAGAATATGAGGGTAAGAAAATACTCATAGATATTAAGTTTACGCAGACAAAAGAAGACGATAATTGTAGGTGGAATCCTTACGCTTGGGGTGGTGATATTTCACAAAAAGATTATACACAAGCTATCCATTATGTTTATATGGCAAAACAAATAATGGGTGAAGACCTGCCTTTTTATTATCTTATTTTCGGTAAGAGTGGTTGGGTTAAATTCCTGCAAATAGAAATAACAGATGAAACACTAAAACAGCATAGCAATATAGTGGTTAATCTTTGGGAAGACTTAGATGAATTTGTAGGTTATCCAACTGATAATCCAAAGTTATGCCACTCCTGTCCACACTTAAACACCTGTGAATCGGCAACAATTTTACCAAAAGTTGAGAAAATTACAATATAATTCAATGTTTAACTTACTACAAACCAAAGTATTACAAAGAAAATGCAAAATAATTTGAAAATAAATGACCTTATTTGTCAGTGAAGCATTATTTTGCCTTATATTTACAATACATTAATCAACTAAACAACTAGAAATTATGGCTACAAGAACTGAAACACTACAAGGACAATCATTAGGAATGAGATTTGCAGCAGGAGGAGGTGCGAGAATGCACTTAAACACGCAAGAATTAGAGTTACTTTTCTCATTAGATGAAGACACTCAACTGCAGAGCGATAATGCTTTTCAAGGCACAGCAGGAGAATGGTTGGATATGTGGAAGGAAAGTACAAAAGCCGACACTACTGATATGAAGAGATGGGGTAGAAAAGGTTTATCCGACTCTTTAGCAATGCAATCAGAAACAAGATTATTTCTTGACAAAGATGGCAAACTTTTTAAAGGCACTAAATTTACTAGATAATAAACCAACTAAAAAAAACAAAATGTCTAATTTAATTAAAATACTTGAAGGTCATTTGCAAGATAAGGTAAAAGAAATTAATGCCCTGAAGCAAGAGGCTGATGACTTAAACTATCCTTATGGCTATTACCATACTATTGCTAGAATGGAAAAAGAGTTACTAGAAATAAGTAGAAAAATAAGTCAATTAAGAATCCTTAAAAAAATAAAATGTATAAAATAATTGAAACACGCAGGGGGTGTACTGAAATAATAGACACTACAGACTCATTGCAAGAGGCAAAAAGGTTAGTAGCAGAATACAGAATGGCTCATAAAAATAATCAAATAAATTATATTAAAAATATATTATGGAAATAATAGGAAGTAAAAGAACGCTTAAGGCAATTTATGATGAAATTGAAAAATTGAAAAAAATTGATACATTAATTACAAACCGAGTAAGAGCAACGTACTCACTAAAACCAACTAAAGATGAAACCAACAACGCAAAAACAAGCAGTATTCCAACACCTGAAAACAGGTAAAACGCTAACGCAAGAAGAGGCTTATACTGAAATAGGCACACAAAGATTAGGTGCTATAATTTTCAACCTACGCAAAGAGGGTAGTCATATAGAATCAATACCTATTAAAAGTACAAACAGATTTGGTCATAATGTAAATCTTTGTAAGTATTATCTTGTAGATAATGACTATGTAAACGCAGGAGTTACATCTCAAAAACAATTTAATAATATAGTTAATAATTTAAAATAATATAGGTTGGGAGCAGGAGCGAGTGCGCACAGAAAGATAACTAAAATTTGCTGTTATTACTGCTCCCTACCTTTTATAAATAATAAAAAAAGTTGAAAATGACTACACTAGAAATGCGATTTTACGATACAATAATAAAAGAATTGCCCAAAATAAGAAAAGCCCTACAGATTATATCGTATGAAACTATGGGTGATTTTGATGAAAATGGAGACGCTAAGGAGTATAATAATGACAAAAAAAAACATTATGAATCTAAAAAATAAAAAAGCAGTATTGATAAAACCTGATGGGAGTTACGAATCAGTAGAGCCAAAAAACAAATCATCTTTTACGTTAGAGCGTATGCAGAGTATGGTAGAGGGTTATATACAGATGTTACCTTGTAATGAAGATGGTTTTATTCTTATTGTAAATGAAGAGGCAGGGTTAGGAAAATTATTCCAAGAAAATATAAGAGGGAGTATGTATTATAAATACGGACGTACAACTATGTTGAAAGGAAACGTACTTATGACCAAGCAAAATTATATCAAATAATTAGGATATTTCTTTAAAAAAAACTATCTTTACAAAATAAAACAACTAAAATGCCAAAAATATTAACAAACAGACACTATGATTTTTACGAATGTGCCTCTGCACTTCAAAAAGGAATCAGAAGAAATGACCTCAAAATAGCAGGTTATTTTGGACTAGAATTATTTATGTCAGGATACAAGCAATATGTATGGAAAAGACTATTGACTGTATCTGCTGAGGATTGTGATGGAATAATAACAACCGAAATTTATTCTTTGTATAAGTCGTGGACTATGATAAACAAAGGAAACAAACCACAGGACAAGGGACGTATATTCGTTAGCAAGGCAATTCTTATACTATGTAAGTGGTATAAAAATAGAGACCCCGATTCTTTACAATGTCTAGTTTATGATAAGAAAAAAGGAATTACAGATGAAGAGGTGCATAAGTACGTCAGTAAATTAGACAACTTAAATACTTGTAGAATGCCGAATTATACGTATGATTGCCACACAAGAAAGGGAAAACAGATGGGTAAAACAAAAGATGATTTTTTTATTTCAGAGCGAGAATGTTTAACACCGATACTACAAATTGGTTTATTTGATGACCTTGTATAATGCTTATTATTATTTACATAATCTTATTTATCGTAGCTGTATTATGGATTTCAATGCCGATAAAAAAGTACAGGAATAAATTAGAAGAGAATATGAAAAACTATGAAAAGTTTAAAAATAAATAGTTTACTTGTTTTATTGATTTTATTATTAACGAATTGTAATGTAACAAATCAGATTAATGACACCGAACGTGAATGGATTGGTGGTAATGGTCAAAAATTTTATGAATGAAAAGAGATGAAAACGAAAGTTGGTCAGACTTTAAGCTAAGAAGACGGGTAGAAAAATTAATTGATAAAAAAAGATTAAAAGGAGTTTTGTATTGGAATAGTAACCAACGTGGAACTTATATTAAAAAAAATATAGATGAAATCGTACAAAAGCATAAAGTGGATACTGAAAAAACATCTAGCGAGTAAAGAGAAGTTATTATGGAATTGGATTCAAGGTAAAAATGAAGAATTTATATGCTTGTATTTAAGCATAGATGATAAACTAAAAATCTACACAGCACAGCAGTTGTTAGACGCAATAGAAGAAAAACAAAAAAAAGAAAAAAATGGCAAAACAGAAGAGTAATTTTAGTAATGAATTAAAGGAATTGTTAAATGACTATAGGAATCAGTACGTAACTACAGAAGAAATGGTGAACCACATAGAGTGCATAGCATTGTGGTATTCTGTAGAGATGCATAAATTTGTTTTTAAAAATACTAGAGATGATGAACCAAAAGTCAAAAATTACTTCAAAGAGCGTGATAATACAGAATAATTAACGTATCTTTGTGTACGCTTTATTCATAGGTGAAACTGCCGTTAAAGCCTTATAGTTGGGGTTTTATAAAATGAGAATAAGAGACTATTAATTTAGTCTCTTTTTTTTGTATAGTTGAAATATTTTTCGTATAATTGCAATAAATTTATGATATGAAATACAAGCAATCAAAAGACTTTGTAGTTTACGATGTCCCTGTGAATGAGTTGAATAAGGCAGAATACAATCCTAGAAAAATAAGTAGTAAAGAATTATACGACCTTAAAACGTCAATGGAAAAGTTTGGGGTAGTAGATGCTTTGATAGTTAACAAACATAAGGGTAGGGAAAATGTTATTGTAGGTGGTCACCAAAGGCTAAGATTGTGGGTAGAGTTAGGACACGAAATCATACCTTGTAAGTTCGTTAATCTAAATTTAGAGTTAGAGAAAGAGTTAAACATAAGGCTTAATAAAAATGGAGGTCAATTTGATGACTCGTTATTAGATACTTTTTTTACGCATACTCAGTTAATTGATTATGGTTTTGATTTGTGGGACTTAAAAGAGTCTATGGATGAGTTGCAAGATAATGTAAAAGAAGAAATGGAGATTGAGAAAATGGAGACGTTTTTGTATGAGCATCACGATTATTTAATTATAAAGTTTGACCATTTTCAAGACTTTTTAAAGGCAGTTAATATTTTTGATATCAGGAGAGTTGATGTTAGTATGAGTGAAAAACACAAAAAAACAGGTATTGGTAGAGTCCTGAAGAGTGAAACTTTTTATAATAAATTAAAAGATTATGTTGCAGAAGGTAGTCATTAGTAGAAGTAGGTGGAAAACCATAACAACGCACAGGCTATTAACAGACTTTATTCTTATTGTTCCTGTTAGTGAAAAAGCCGAATATGAAGACGTAATGTTAGATACTTGTGAAATAAGAACCATACCTGATGAAATAGTTGGTCTTGGTAAAATAAGAAATTATTGTATTGATATGTTCAAGGGTCAGGATATTATGATATTTGATGATGATATTAAAGAGTGGTTAAACTTAACAAGGGAGCGACCATTAAGAATAAGTGAGCCGAATACTATTGAGGGGTTAATAGATAATCTATATAATACAGCCTTAGATATGGACGTAAAGTTTTTTGGATTTAGTCAAAAAGCTGATGTAAGGAAGTATATGCCAAACCAACCATTTTCTTTAACGTCAACGTATATTGGTTGTGCAGTAGGAATCATATCAAATGAGTTAAGGTTTACAGAGCAAAATAAATTTAAGGTAGATGTAGATTATACGCTACAACAGTTATTGCACAATAGAATAATCTTGCTTGACGAACGCTTTAGTGTTTCTCAGATTAGAGACACGAATAAAGGAGGTAATAGTAAATACAGAACAAAAGAGGCTACAATTTTAGAAATGGAGTATCTTGAAGAAAAGTGGGGTAAGTATCTTACGATTGGTCAAACTAAAAATAAAGAACAAACTAGAGTTAAAGTACCACGAAAACAACAGATAACAATATGAATGTAATTGTAACGGGTGGGTTAGGCTTTGTTGGATATGAATTATGTAAGAAATTACATAGTTTAGGTCATAAAGTAAAATGTATTGATAATATGTCTACAAATGATGACGAGTTTTATCATAAAAGACTAGAATCAGAATGGGCAGTAGAAGTTAGTTGCATTAATCAAATAAGTCCTGAATTTTGGAAAGATACAGATGTTATATACCATTTAGCAGCAAAGGCACGAGTACAAGAGTCTTTAAAGGACGCAAATGACTTTTTGTATAACAATATAGTGTCAACTTACAATGTATCATTACAAGCCGTTAAAAACGATTCTAAGCTATTTTTAATAAGTTCTTCATCAGTAGAATCCGATACAGAGTTAAGCCCTTATTCAATGTCCAAATTGATAAGTGAAAAAATTATGTTGTTCAATGGATTCAAAAACAATATAATTAGACTATTTAATGTTTATGGTGAAACAATGCCAAGAAAAATAAACACTACATTAATAGGTAATTTGTTGAATGCTATAGATACTAACACCGAGATTAATCTATATGGTGATGGTGAGAAATTAAGGGACTGCACTCATATTGAAGACGTAATTGATAATCTAGTTAAGTTAATAGATAAGAAATACCACGCTAATTTAGAGTTAGGTATGGGTAAACCTGAGAAAATTATTGATATCATAAAGGCTAGTGGAGTAAAGGCTAACAAAAAGAAGTCATTAAAATACGAAAGTAAAGAGAGTAAGGCAAAGACTCAGAACCATAAGTTAGTGGACTTTAAATTCAAGCATAATGTAATAGACTTTTTAAATAATTATAGAGATGAGCGAAGAAAATAAGCTGACAAAAGAGCAAGAAGAAAAGTTTGAAGAAATAAGACAAATAAGACACCCTAAAAAGAAAAAATTATTAGAGGCTTTAATGAAATCAATGGGTATAGTAACACCTGCCTGTATAAAAACTAACATACATAGGTCAACTCATTACAGGTGGATGCAGGAAGACCCTGAGTATAAGGCACAGGTTTTGGATATAGATAATATTTCGCTAGACGCATCAGAAACTTCTTTATTTATACAGATAGCTAAAGAAAATACAACAGCTACAATTTTTCATTTAAAGACTCGTGGGAAGAGTAGAGGTTATGTAGAGCGATTTGAACATAGTGGAGTAGAAGACAAACCGATTATATTTAAGGAGGTTAAAACATACAAAAAAGATGATAATTAATTTTCTGCTATTGTTAATAGCGTGGATACTATATACTAAAGATGACAAAGAAACAGAATAAGGGTAGGGAGAAAAAAATGTTTTTTGAAATTTGGAATGAACGTGAGCATAGATGTACTAATTGCAAAAGGCACTTAGGTGATGAAGCAATAGCACATTATTTTTCACACGTAAAAGGTAAAGGAGCGTACCCTGAACTTAAGTACGATAAGGATAACATACAATTATTATGTATGGAATGTCATTACGCTTTTGATTTTCAAGGTAAAGAAAAATACAAATTACTAAGTAGATGAAAAAAGATTTAGTTATTATATTTATGTTATATATAGCTTTAATAATAATTCTTATACTAATTTAAAGTAATGATATTAACAGTTAAACAGACTCAGGCTTTAGATATATTAGAAGACGATACCAATAATGTTTTATTGTTTGGTGGAGGAGCAGGAGGAGGTAAGAGTGTATTAGGTTGTTTTTGGATATTAAAACAATGTCTAAAGTATCCGAATACAAGATGGATAATCGGAAGAGCGAAACTAAAAACGCTCAAAGAGACCACCCTCAAAACACTATTTGAGGTGATGGCTATGCAAGGTATAACTATTGACCATTACAAATATAACAGCACAAGTAGTACAATAACATTCTATCAAACCAAAAGTGAAATAATTTTAAAAGACCTGTATTATTATCCGTCAGACCCCGATTATACAGCGTTAGGTGGTATGGAGATTACAGGAGCATTTATTGATGAAGCAGCAGAGGTAAATCAAAAGGCATATCAAATATTAAGTAGTAGGATAAGATTCTCGTTAGACAAACATAATTTAATACCTAAAGTATTAATGACTTGTAACCCTTCAAAGAATTGGTTATATAATGAGTTTTACAAATTAGACAAAGAAGAGAGGCTACCTAAAAACCATAAGTTCCTGAAGTCCTTAGTAACTGATAATCCGTCAATTAGCAAACACTATATAACACAGCTTCAAGCATTAGATAAGATATCTAAGGAAAGGCTATTGTATGGTAATTGGGAGTATGATGATGATGACACTAAGTTATTTGTTTACGATAAAATAATAGATTGTTTTACGAATACATACGTAGAGCAGGGTGATAGATTTCTAACAGTAGATGTCGCTAGATTTGGTAAGGACAAATCAGTTGTGTGTAGTTGGTCAGGCTATAGATGTGAGTCAATACATACGTACACTAAGTTGCCACTAACAGAATTATCTACTAAGGTTCTTGCTTTGGCAAATGACAATAGGGTACAGAGGTCAAATATTATTATTGATGAAGACGGGGTAGGAGGTGGATTATGTGATATCGTTTCGGGTTGCAAAGGATTCGTTAATGGAAGTAGGGCTTTAGCTAAAGAAAACTACTCAAATCTTAAGAGTCAATGCTACTATAAATTTGCAGAGAAAGTTAATCAGGGCAAAGTATTTATAAGGAGTGAAGAAAATAAACAGAGTATTGTGCAGGAGTTAGAGGTAGTACAGATGAAGGATATTGACAAGGATAATAAGCTGAGTATAATTGGTAAAGATAAAATAAAAGAGTATATTGGCAGGTCTCCAGATTATGCCGATGCACTTATGATGAGAATATATGGTGAATTAAATAAAACTAGAATTACGTACTATGGTTGATTAAAAACTGCGTAAGTAATCCGAAGTTATAACTTAAATTTGTAAAGTATGATAATAGTAAAAGTAGATGAGAAAGTAATTAAAATACCTTCAGAGTATAAGGATATTTCTGTATCACGTTTTAATGAATTGTGGAAAGTCCTCTGTAAGTATGATACTGACTCCCTAAAGAATGTAGAAGGGGACGTAGATGTAACTAAAGTCGTAGAGATGGAGCATCAATGTACTTTAGAAATATGTTCTAACCTGCTTGGTATGAGTATAGAAGACACTAGAAGAGTACCATTTGAACGTGCTGTAGAGGTTGTAGAAATTTTCAATAATATGATGAATCGTAAAGCTATAGATGAAGAAACTTCTGAATCTTGGTCGTTATGGGGGTTCACTTTTGAGGGTGAGATATATTATTTTCCTAAAATTAATTTTGAGAGTATGACTTTTGGGGAGTTTGCAGAGTTACAACAAATCAGAGATATTTATGGTAAGGAGGTAGTTAATAGATTTGAATTTATACCGATGCAGATGGCTAGGTCTTGTAGGAAACATAAAGAGGGTAAAGATGATTATGACCTTGAAGAGCGAAGTAAATTGTTTCAAGGAATTGATATGGAAACCGTTATGAAATGGGCTTTTTTTTTGACTCGTCAAGCAAGTTTGTTGAGCAGAAGTACCCAAACCTCAAAGGTGGTCATAGAGACCCTATCGCAAAAAAACTCGCAGGAATCATCTCAGGATATGGTTGGTTAAACTCAATATATGAGATAGCAAAAGATGGTATATTTACTAAAGAACCATATAGTGCAGTAGAATCAATAGAAGAAGCAAAAGTATATGATGTACTAACATATATGAGTTGGAAAACAGCACAGGGTGATTATAAACACGAGTATCAAAAGTTACATAGTAAACAAGAAGAACGTAAACAAAAAATGAAATGATAACAGACTTAGGTATTTTAAGTACACAAATAGAGGCAGCTAGAGTAGCTACTACTACATTTAACACCTATAAGTTTGGATATCTAGGTGAGATTAATGAAATGCACAACACTTCATATCCTTTAATATTATTAATGCCACCATCTACAAGGCAAAGTAATCCTTTTAAAAATGATGAAACTTATAATTGTAAGTTTTATTGTTATGATACTTATGATAATGGACGTAGTGGGGGTGCTTTGACAGGAGCATTATTGCCACCTAACTACTCTTTAGAAAACAAGTTTGACTTACTTCAAAACCATTTTTTAACCTTAATAGAAGTGTTTTGTGCAAATAATGAGCATAACTTTATTATAACAGGTAGTTGGGATATTGAACGTGTAAGCCACGAATTTAATGATAATTTAGTTGGTATAGAAGTAAGTTTACAAATACAAGGGTTTAGACATTGCTTAAAGTTAAGTAATTCTGACCCTACCTATACAGAATAATAATGTTAACAATAAGTCAATTAGAGAGAATAGGAATGATAGTCGCTACTTCATTTGGAGTTACTCTAGTACAACAGGGTAGAAGTAAGAGGGCAGGTGGACTTATAAATTCATTAAAAGCAAAATCAGAAAGTAGTGATTCTGTTAGTATATTAGGTAATCATTATTGGAGGTTTGTAGATAAGGGAGTGAGTGCTTCAGATATTAAAAGTCCATTCGCTCCTGCAAGAATAAATGGATTAATCAAATGGTTGATGCGTAAAGGTATAGGTTCGGGCAACAAACAGATAAGAAGTATAGCATACGCTATAGCATCTACTCACGGGAAAAAAGGAATGCCAACGATGAATGGTAGAAGAGATAAGAGTAGATTAAATTTTATTGACAAGTCTTGGGCAAGAGATAAGGCTAAGATAGGTAAAGAAGTTTCAACTGTATTTGACGAGTCAGTTCAATTAATATTAAACAAATTATGAAAACAGAAAATAAATTAGGGTGTGAATATATAAGTGAAGCAGAAGGCAGGAAGGTGTCAAGTAATTACTTAAGTAGATTATCAGAGTTAAATGAGAAGGCTAAGGCAATGAGTAATCTACCAAATAAAAGAATACACGTAGATGGTACTTATCCTATACAACCTGTAAAGACACTTGACACTAACAATGGTTCGGCTTTACAACAAGAATCTGTTTATGGTAATTTTGCAAGTAGCAACCCTATGTTAGACCCTTTTAAAATTCAAGAAATAGCGAGTCCGATGAATGATACAAGTGTTGCAAGTCCAAGTTATGGCTTTGTATCACAGGCACAAGCAGCATATGACGAGTTCCCTCAGTCTGTATCTAAAATGAAGCTGTATCCAACTACTAGACCGATACTTCATTTTGGAATTGGTGGTGCAGCTAATGTTATATACAAAGTACAAATGACTAGAGATTGGGGTGGCACTTGGCAGGATATTAGTACATTGCTAAGACAACCATCAGTAGGAGGTAGCCCGTATTATGAAATTGATGTTACTACAATAGTCAATTCGCATATTAATCATTTCATACCTATGTCACTAGCTAAGAATTATGCTCTTACAGCAGCCAAGCAAAACTATAATGGTGGTATGTGGTTTGTAAGAAACGGCTCTTTAGAAATAGGTATACTTTGCACAGGTGAGGCTTATGGTACTGATGGGTTGCTAACTTATGACCCAAATGAAGAAAATTGGATACGTATGGCAACGGGTTCTGATTATATAGATGCAATAGTACAAGGACACGAAACAGCTTATAAGCATCAGAAAAGATGGTTAGAAGACTATAATTTTGAATTAGCTACGTATGATTATACTAGGATAGGAAGGTGGTTAAAATTTTTAACAAACAGACCAACTCAGAAGGTAGGAGCAATTAAGGAATGTGCAGGGTTTGATGATTATGTATGTATTTTTCACGATGCTAGATTTGGTAATAATATATGTATGTGGGCGTATATTACAAACGTAAATGGTGCTTCACATTGGATGCCGATTAGTAATGCGTCAAGAATGTATACTAAGAGTGAGAAATATCTAGTATATGATGTTGGTCTAAATTGGATTCAATTTATAATAAATAATGGATATGCATATTGTGGTATATCAAATTCATACACTACATTGCCTTCTATAGCTAATTTCATAACCATACCGATAGCTAAATATACCGTTCATCTAGCTAGAGCAACGTCAAATCCGAATAATTCGTCACAAGACCCTAACAGCATTTCAAGAAGGTTTAGTGAAAAAATAGAATATAAGATTGTTGAAAATAATTGTTGTGGTAAAGGATTTCAGAGATTGTTTTGGAAAAACCAAAAAGGAGGGTTAGATGGTATTACTTTTATGGGAGCAAAAGAGCAGATGACCACTACGTCAAATGAAATTTGGGAAACTGCATTAGGTCATAGGGAGAGTGATGATGAGAGTATGCCTTCAGCGACAGGTAATCCATTTGCAATAATAAACAAGTTTGGTCAACGAAAACACCAAAAGCAAAAAATAAATATTAATCATAGTGAGAGCGAACGTCTTGTTTCTCAATGGTTTAATAAAAAAGAATTAGAGTGGGTTAAAGAAATAGTAACATCGCCTTATGTTTGGAAAGTAAAAGATGAAGACAAGCATTGGACAAATCAGTATAACAGAGACACTAGAGTCCCTGTATTAGTAACGTCAGCAGAAATAGTATGGAAACCGATGGACGAAAATTTAGCTAGAATTGAATTAGTTTATAACGAAATTAAACAGGTAACTCAAAGGTAATGGCATATAACGAAATTAAAATTGATATACTTTACAATCAAATTGTATATACAGGGCAAAAGCCTGATTTATATTCGGTAGTTCAGGTAGAGGGGGTTTTGGATACCTACGATATTAATGAGTTACCTATAGCACTAACTTTTCAAGTTAAAAATATTGATAATATAGGTGAGACAGCAGGTAATTATTCTAAAACAATTAAACTTCCTGCGACACCAAATAACAATAAAGTATTAAATCAACTGCACTCAGATGGAATAGCAAGTATAGAAAACCTAGTAAATGACAATGTAAAGGCAAGAGTTTGGGCAAATGGTAACCTAGTTTTCTCTGGAATGCTATTGGTTAAAGCGATTATCAAAGATGATAAGCCTATGTCTTATGAAGTTTCACTTATTGGTGATAATAATAATTGGCTTTTTGATTTTCAGAATCAAAAGATGTGTGAGTCTACAGGTATGGATATTGCAGAATTTGATAATGACTTAGGCGACCCTTATATTAATTGGGTAGCAGGAGAGCCTATAAAAAGACAATGGGTAGATGGTTTTTGGAATTGGATTAATCAGAACGTACAAACGTCTGATGACTTTGACTTTACAATACCTTTAGTATGTGATGGTCAACCTATGACTCCTTATGCTGCACCTATAGGAAGTGTATTGAATGGTCAGGGAGCATTTAAAGCTACGTTGATGGAGCAATTACCTGCTCCTTTTATCAAATCATTAGTATACAACTTTTTTAAAGAGGCAGGTTATGAAGTAGTTAGTTCATTTATGAATACTACAGAGTTTAAGAAACTTGTAATGCTACTTGATAGGAGTTCATTTAATCATAATGGAGGTGGTGATGGTGGTGGAATGGAGAGGTTTGATGCTGAGTATGAATTTAGATATCAGAACGGGTCAGGTCATAATGCTGAAATACCCGATTCCGATTTTGGTACAGGTACAGATTCATTAGGATTCAAAGATTATGTTTATAATAATTGTTACTTAATGAGTAGCAAGGCAGAGCCTAGAATGTCAGGTCCTTTGCTATCAATACCATTTAATGTAGTAGTCCGAGATGATGCAAAGGCAGCATATACAATGTCAGCTAACGACCCTGATTATCCTGTTCCTAATGTTTGTGCAATAGGAAATTATTTTACTGACGCAGGTGGTGGTGGAGCAAATTACTTGACCTATCTAATGCCACACACAAATTGGGCAGTATTAAATGGAGGAGTTTCGTGGGTTACAGGATTGTTTCCTTATTATGGTTTTGCTACTGACAAACCTGTTAAAACAGGATATATGCCAACTCGTACTAGGTTTCCTACAGTATTAGGATATTGGTATCCTGATGATGAAGATTGGTTTGGAGCAAATCATTATACAGGGACTAATCCTGCTCCTTCAGGTGCGCATAGTAAATTTGGTACAACGCAAGAGTGGAGTAGAAATGGTAATGTATTTGAGTGGAGGTGTAAACAATCAGGGTACTATAATGTAACAGGTAATATAGCTTTAGCAGTTGGAGAAAATTCAAAAGTTAAAATAATTGTAAGACAATGTTATCAAGGAGGTTCACACGGAGTTAATGACTCCTGTCCTTGTTGGAAGGAATATATTTCAGGTGGTTATAATTCAGGTAACGCAGGTACATTTCATTTTCCTTCACCACCTGCAGGTGATACAGTAAGTATATTTAATACTACACTTAGCACTACAGCAAATTCAAGTACAGCACAATCTCAGCTTTGGAATATTTGGAAACAACCTCGTTTTAAGGCTTTACAATATAAAGATGTATCTATAGATATCCCGTTACAATGGTTTGATTATGGTGATGGAGTGGTAGTTGAAGCTTGGGTAGAACCTGTAAATTTGCCAGGAGTACAAATAGATTCAGGAATAGCTTATGTATTGACGCAAGATACTCAAATGTGGGATTGTATCCACCCTGTTTTTGTAGCAGAGAAAGCTTTAGGGAATAAAGATGCTCAAATAACATCTAATGGTACAGTAGGTATGCCTGAACACCCCTCAATAGCAGGGCTACATCAGTCTCGTAGAACTTTTATAAAATTTGAAAAATCTACTGAGATTGCAGAGGGTGATTATTTTAATATAGCTACCGTTTTACCTTGTGATAAAACTAAGTCAGACTTTATTTCAGGGTTAACAGGGCTTTTTAATTTACATTGGTATACAGATGAAAAAGCTAAGACAGTATATGTAGAGCCTTTCTCTACTTTCTATAATAATCCTTTAACAGATGAAGTAGTAAATTGGACTGATAAAGTAGACTATCATAATCCACATAGAGTTGAGTTTTTGATTGACCGAATAAATAGATTTGTTGAGTATAAATATCTTGATGATGGTAAAGATGGACACGTACAAGAAGTATCTGATATACAAGCAAAGGCTTGGCATTCTGTATTACTAGATTTTGGATTTGGCTTTTTGCCTGACACTAAAGTTTTGGGAACTGACTTTTTCGCATCTACTTTTATGTTTAACTTTAGTCAACTTACCGAAACATCTAGTGATGGTCCTTATGTCCCTATGCGACTATCAGACTATACGCAAGACCCCTCAAATTCACTATTGCCTGAAATTACTGAAGGTTACTCGCCTCGTATATGTTCTTATGAAGGGCTACAGCAATCAAATGAAGTATTTTGGATGTCGGCTAGGCACTCATTAAATTCAGGGTCAACAAATCCACCTGCAGGTTCAAATGCATTTGATGGTGAAGCAACAGAATATCCTTGTGCAGTATCGTTTTCAAAAAATGGAGCATTCACTAATTTAGATTATGATGATAATGCAGACTCAGGACAGGCAGGATTGTATAGTAGATTTTGGAAACATTATATTGATATGTTGGCTACAAATCCTAGAATAAAAACAATAAAAGTAAGGCTAGAACCCCACGATATAGCTGAGTTAGATTTGCGAAAACCTGTTTTCATAGAAGAGTCAGGACACGCAAATGGTCAGTATTGGATTATACATAAAATTATTGACTATGCACCACACCACGATTCGCTAACCGATGTTGAGTTGATTCAATTAGCAATACCTACTGAAATGATTAAGAGGTCAGGAGGTGGAAGTTCAGCAAGACGTGGAAGTTCAGCTAGATTATCGTCAGTAGAAGTGGAATCTGAATTAGCTGAATTACAGACTAAAGAGTATTGGCAACAAAAAACAACAAAAAAAGAAAATACTTTAGTTGGAGGTTTAGTTGTAAAAGCAATTTCAAATGAAAGTTATAGCACACGTAGTAAGTCAGCAAATTCTAAATCATCTACCTCAACTTTAGGGGGTGGAGTAAATATACGAAATAGAGACGCAGATTTGGCTAGAGATGTTACAATAAGGAAAAGCCCTTCCGTGACTAACAGAAATAACAATTTAGTATTTCAAAATAATGGGCAAGTAGCGTTAGGTAATAACTTAATTTCTTATAAAAATAATCAAATAGCATTAGGTCAATTTAATAAAAGAGATGATGATGCTATATTAGTTATAGGTGGAGGTACAGATGAAAGCAATAGAAGAAATATTTTAACAGTAAAAAAAGATGGAAGTATAATGATGGGTGAAGGTGGTATGAATATGGTAACTAAAGATGAGTCGGGTAATATAATAGATTTGTATACAGAATCAGATGGTAACACTACAAAAGTAATAAAATAAAATGGCAGATATAACTAAAATAATTGACCTGAAGGTTGTTGGTACTGAGGCTCTTCATAAACTAGAAAACGAAATAGCTAAAACCGAAAAGAGGTTGAAGCAGATGAGTGCAGCAGGTAAGAAGAACGCAGGAATGCAAAAAATTCACCAAAAGAATATCAATAATACGAAAGTGAAATTGAAGCTTTTGAGAGGTGAACGTGCTATGGAGACTAAGGCAATTATTGCTTCAACAAATGCATCTAAAAAACTTGATGGTTCTTACAATAGTTTGGTAACAAGGAATAAAGACCTTATTATTAAAATGAAGAGTGCTAAGGGTGGTATGAACTCTAACACCGAATCAATGAAAAAAATGAAGGCTGAATATGTTAAAAACAATCAGTCTTTAAAAGAATTTGATGGTAGTTTAGGAAACAACCAACGTAACGTAGGAAACTATGGTTCAGCACTTGGTAATATGAAGGCTAAACTTACAGGAGTTGGTATGGCAGTTGGAGCAGCAGTTGTAGCGTTTCAAGCTATAAGTGGAGCAGTTAAGTTCGCTACTAAGGATTTTATGGAGTTTGAATCAGGAATGGCAAACATTATGTCTTTAATGTCAGGTGATGATATACAGAAATTCGGTAAAGAATTACAAGATGGTGCTATAGATGTAATGAATGAATTTGGTTTAGAAGTAGCAGATATGAATAAGGCAATGTTTGATGCCGTGTCAGCAGGAATACCTGCAGCCGATGCTATATCATTTATGCGTGAAACAGCTATGTTAGCTACAGGTGGAGCAACTGACTTAACTACAGCAGTAGATGGGGTTACTTCCGTAATGAATGCTTTTGGAGTTGAATCATCTAAGACTTCAGAAATTACAGCAGCATTTTTCTCGGCACAAAAATTTGGTAAGACAACTGTGGAGGAGTTATCAAATGCAATCGGGGGTGTAGCACCAATAGCAGTACAGGCAGGAGTAGGATACAAAGAACTCTTATCATCTATGGCTGTACTTACAAAACAAGGGATTAAAACAGATGTAGCAGCGACAGCATTAAGAGCAACAATATCAGCATTACAAAAACCTAGTGAACAAGCAAAGAAAAAGTTTGATGAATTAGGTATATCTTATGGTGCAAGTGCTATGCAATCTGAAGGGTTGATGAATATTTTAGGACAAATATCAGCAGCAGGTGAGGACAACGTAGATGTACTAGCAGAACTTATACCGAACATTAAAGCATTAACAGGGGTAGGAGCATTAGGTACTGAGCAATTAGCTGAGTATGATGAAATACTAAAAATAGTTAATAATGATTTTGGAGAAAATTCTTCGTTAGCACAGGCAAATGAATTAGTACAGAAAACTTTACAAAAAAGAGTAGACAAGCTGAATGCTGAATGGAGGGAGCAAAAAATATTGTTAGGAGACCAATTAAAACCTATATTCTCAGCACTTGTAAGGCTTATGTCCTTTATGATAGGACACTTAAG